GCTTTCTTGACGTTCGCATCAATCACAGGATCCCCAGTAGGTGGCATTGCCTCTGCACTATGAGGATCTAACTTATCATGTTTATATTTTTTACCATACTTTGGATGCATACCAGTTTCTGGATCTAATTGTGGTGGAGGATTTTCAGGATAGTCAGGTGCAAGATCACTAGACCTCTTAACTGCTTTGATTGCTTTATTCACTCGCTCTTCCTTTATCTTGTGATTCTCATACATTAATTCTAAATGTTTATCAAATTCAGCAGACATCATCTCATTAACTTTTTCCTGATGAGCCTTTCTCTTTTGCTCAGTCAAGTAAGTCCAATGATGTTCTGCTGCTCCAACCAATTCAAGAACCTCATTCTTTTTCTCTTGAGATGCTCTAATATTTTTTTCACGATCTTTTGCTGACCAAATACTTGGTGCAGGTGGTTTGTATTGATTTGGAACGTCAGGAATTTTCATCATATCAACACCAACAGATTTGTTTTTTCTCCCTGTTGGTTTCACCTTAAATTTAGTGGGTGCCTCTTTAATTTCAAATGGTTTCTTGATCTCTCTAAGAATTCTTTTTTGTTTTGAGGTCACTACTTCCTCTATTGGTTGTCTACCTCTTTGTTGTAAAAACTTAGGTCGATTTGGTTGATAAGATTCCATTGGTTTTGTTTTCTTCTTCCTCTTTCTCTCACCCGATATTGTTGCTGCATCTGTTGCAGATATAGATGTCGTATCAGCTAGTGAACCTGATCCCAAACTCGCCTGATTAATCTGATCTCGAATAAATTGTTGATGGTTTGGTGGCAATTTACCATAAGGGACATCAAATCTCGTTACTTGATCTCCTTTAATATTAGGAGGATAATTCTCAAAACCACCAGTATGCTGCCTGTCTTCAAATGCCTTATATCCCTCTCCCCTGCCAGTTTGATCTGATGCTGCAAAACTTAAAAGATTAGCAATAATTGGAGATAACCAATCACCTTTAGGTATTTCACCAGGATCAGCTGACTGGGTATTGAGGTATGCATGATCAACATATCTAATATAAGCATTCTCAGGATTATTATCTGGAATAACAAGTTGAACCTGAGCTTGACCCGCAGCTGCAAGTGGATTGGCATATGATTGTTGTGCATCATTTAGACCTCCCAATACTGATGGAAGTTTCACTGTGAGGTCAGCATCTGTAAAATGATAAACAGGTCCAGTATTATTTGTGGATGGATCTGGATTTGGTTCTACTGTACCATCAGGTCTTTCTCTGATATTTTCATCAGCATATGGTATAGGAGTTCTAGTAATTCGGAATGGACTATATTCAACACCAAAAGAATTTGGATTTATATTATTAATTAATAATTCTATATCTCTAGGAGATGCTACATTCTGTATTGGTTCATTTTTAAGGATAGACATTGCAATATTTGTTTTATACTTAGATGCTGGAGGAAGTAAATCAGTAATTGTTTGAGTTAAACTTCTAAGAAGGTTAGGAGCATCTCTTTCTGGATTTTTAATTGGTTTTTGTACTGGAGCACCAGGGAGAAAAGCATTCAGATTAATCTGACCTTGCTTGATAACTTCTGCAACACTAAGACCCTCTTTAACCTTGGCATCACCACCACCTGCTTTGTATGCTGCATAACCAGCAGCACCCAAATCTTCAATGGTCATCTCAGCATCTGCATCAGGCAAATTCTCAATAACATCTCCAATATCATCAAACTCGGGAAAGTAATCATATCCTCCAGGTAAGTCGCCATAAAGCTCACTCCATTCATTTACTACAGCAATATTATAGGGTCTATAAAGTTTATCTATTTTTCTGTAGAATGCATCATCATATTTTTTACCCGATTTAATAGCATCTAATTCAGATTGTAAATCATCTCTTCTTTTTTGAGCATCTGCGGCATCCTTTTTCCTTGCATTTTCACTAACTTCATAGAAGTTCCATGCTCGCTTGCTAAGATCATCGAATCCGCCAGGTCCTTCCCATAATTCAACATACTCTGCAAATACACTTTGATACTCATCCTGTAGAGATACTGCTTCATTATAGTCTTCTTCAGTATTATATAAATTTCTACCTGGGCGAGGATAATTAGGGTTGCTCGTAATCTCATCCAGTCTATAAGATCTTTCGACTATTTCTCGTGCAACCCCAGTAAATTGTTCTGGTCTATTTCCATTCTTTTTGGCATACATTATATCATCCCAGAATATGGGATAGTATTGCCCATACTTATTTGGACCACTATTGTTATTTAAGAATCCAATTTGTCCTCTTAGTTCATCATATTTCTCAAAAGATTGCCCAGAACTTTCAAACATCTGTTTGGTATATTGTCCACCCCAACCATATCGGGTATCATAAGGTCTACCACCGATTGAACGATAATTTTCATCTAATTCTTTTATTGCATCCTCAATGGATTCTTTATTGGCAACTCTCTCATTAAATTTATCATCATACTCTTTTAATAAGTCATCAATTTTATCTTGTGGAATAAGAGGTTTTAACTTATCCATTGTTGATTCTAACCAATCTGGATCAATCTCATAAATTGCCTCTAGAGATGCATATAGTTGTTCATCAGACATAGACTTTGCATCATTGATATCAACATCAGTCAATCTCTTTGCTTCTGCCTCAGCATCCTTATCAATTTTTTCTAAATCAGAATCAGACAATCCTCTACCACCTTCCGTTGCTATATCATTAGCATCATTGGAAGCTTTCTCCAGTTCTTCCGGAGATGAAGTTTTTGATACTTCATCAACATAACCATCGGCGGCTGCAGTACCACCAGGAATTGAAGCAGCAGGTGCTTCCGATTCAAGGAAAATATAGTTCTTTATTTGTTCTCTAATATCGTCAAAATAATAATGATAATGATAATCTTCGCCAAATGTTCTTCTTGCTGCTTTCTGACCTAACTTAACTTGCCTCTGTCCAAGAACAGATCTGCTACCATACTTATCAATATATCTTTGAGGTAATGTTCCACTATCAACTGTTCCTCTTGGGTTTACCCTACTACCTGTTCCTGGTGTTCCTTTTAGGGGTCCTGGATTACTATAAGTTGCTGCTGTTTTTGGATCAGTTGTTCCGTATGTGGTTTTTCCAAATCCTCTTTTTCCTTTATATGGTCTACCAGAATAAACAGGAACTCTCTTTCTTCCAGCAGCACCAGCACGAACAGCACGTTGGCCAAACGGATTCAACGCCCCTCTCAGTCTTCTTAACTTTGCAACATATCTAAGTTTTGTGGCAAGGTGTGCTGCTCCTGCTGCTGAAGATGCTGGTTCTGGGAATAATAGTGCAACAACAGCAGCAATATCTAAACCCAACATTGCTGCGTTGAGAATCAGTTGCATCAATTCATCATCTTTATCTTCATCTCTAGCCTTTTTCTTCTCCCAAGGATATCCCTGAGATTCCGCATCACCCATAACATCAGGAGTTCGCTGCTCTTCTTCTCTACTAGTTGATTTTGGAGTTCCAGTAATTACACACAAATATCTTCCGTGCTCATCTGCCACATTTGAAGGTGGACCAGGGTAAAATGCTCTATAATTTGGAGTATCATTATCAGCACCATTGAGTTTTGGAGTGCCTTGAAACCAAACTGCCTGTTCTAAAGTTAATTGACCATAACTAGTGAAATTAGATGATCCATCCCAACTACCCAATTCACCAGTAATTCTGGCAAGGTTGACCATCTTTCTATCAGACTGTCTGATGTATCCAATCTGAGTAAAGTTTCCCCAGGCATACCACATCGATGCCATAGGACCAAGAATATAACTCGTATCTCCAGGTGGTTCAATGGTCAGAATAGTTCCATCCGTAAGGAATAAACCTGTAGTATCCGTTCCATCATAACTCCCTTCACCATCTCCATCTTGAGTGAAGTCTGCTTCTCTATCAACCTCGCCAGGAACTGTAACTGTGTTTACAATCGCAGGTTCAACAACATAAAGACCAGTGGTATTATTTGTAGGCAATGACTCAAGCATCTGAAGTTTCTCATCTACCTGAGAATTCTTCAGTACCTTAAGTGCTCTTGTATACCTATTTTTTGCCATTACTTAGCCTTATATTGAAATATTTATCTGTTGTGTTGCACCTGAGTATTCTACGCATCCCTCAGGCCACCCAACAATGGTTATTCGGTTATGTGTCGCACTACTATTTACCACCTCAATACCATGAGGGACTTTTGGATTGATCCAAACAAATCTATTTGGTATTGGTTCAACTTTATCCACATCACAATTTTCAAATTTGAGATTACCTCCCCAGGAAGAATCCCATGACGGATGAGCATAATACACAAACCCACCAAAGTCAATATGATATCCTGTTCCTGAAGATTCTCTATCAATATTAGGTGGCAATGTGTTTATAAAAGACCAACCATCTAAAGTGCTTTTCCAGTGTTCTTGAAACAATTCTAACTCAGTAAGTTTCTCCTTTATCCAACCAATGGTAGTTTTATATGGCTCATGAATATTTTCTACAAACTCAGAAGTATTCAAATAATCATTTAAATTGCTCTGAATCCAATCCCACTTATCTTCTGATAAGAAATCGTCTATGACAATCGCTGCTGTTCTTGTTGACATTAAAAAAGGAGGCAATTAACCTCCTTTTATTTATTGTTCTACAGCAGTTTTCTTTTTACCGATGTTGTATTTCTGTTCGAGAATCCATTCACCTTTGTCTTTATATGACAACACTTTGATCTGATTCAATGGTGCAATATCAAGACTGTCATCCTCTCTAATGATAGAAATCAATCCCCAGTCAGAGAGCAAACGAGCAATACGATTGCGACGTTGAACATCATTGAGGGTCAGGTTTGCACGTTTTCCATCTAGAGCAAACAGTTCTTTAAAATGAACAATATAGTATCTACCTTGCTTATGTAGAATGTGGCAAGATTGATAAAGTTTTTTCTCTTTCCTAGACGCAACTCCAATGCGGGTTAGAGTCTCACGAACTTTCAAAAAATCATCTGGTTCATTGAGAACTACCTCAAGCATCTTTTCTTGCGACCATTCAAAAGTGGGTTCCACAGTGGCAGTCATTTAGATCCTCCAACGTCAAGTCGTTTTTTAATAAAATTAAGTTGTTCTTGTGTAAGAATTTTCAGAGCTTGAGATGCCTTCTCATTACTATAACCATAGTATTGTTTGACACATTCTATATCCTGAACTTTATCCTTTCGGAGCCAGGGAGAGAATCTCTTCTTTTTCCTCAAAGTATTTAGGAAAAAGGAATATTGCATATCCTTATCCAATTGAGGATATTTATTCATTTCATTAGCAAACATTACACAATCCAAGTGTCCCGACAGACATCGATTCACAATATATGGTGGGTAATCTTTAATGTGTTCTGATAGATCTTCTTTGTTGAAGTTAATTGAATTGAGCCAATCTTTGAGTTCCATTATCTAATAATTTGAATGTCATCATCTTCTGTCCAGAGTTCAACCTTTGTTCTGAACCTATCTTCTTGCTTGAGTTTTTCATATCGCTTACCTGCTTTCTTCTTCCACCAGGCAATAATATTCTCTAGATAAAACTTGTCCCAGTTAGGACCACGAACCAACTTATCTTGTTCTTCCATTATCACTTCACGGACATTTGAATATCCATAATCTGAGATATAAAATCTCTTCTTCTGAGTGAGTCCAAATGCCATATCGATCACAGCATTGAAGTGCTCCAGTTTCTCCTTGTCTTGCAAAGAGTTTTTGATAATACGAATCATCTTAGACTGTCGCTTCATCTTCTTAGACGATGCCTTATTGTCAGTCAACGGAGTGTTGTTGTTGAGCGCCGTAAAACGGTCGTGAAGGCGGTGGAAGACCTCATCGTGCAGAAGGGGTAGGAACTTACTATCAGTCAGGCCCTTGTACCGCATGAAGGGTTTCAGACCATCATACTGGGACGCTGAGGTGGTAGACCCATACAGTGATGTGGTTTCAAATAGTGCAATGTCTTTCTCAAAGACCTCGTTCAGAGTCTCACGAGCAAAATGAGAGACACACATCAATGCTAGAAGTTTACCACCAAGATAATTATATCCAAATGGTTGTGATGGGACAATTACAAATCCCATCGCTGCATGGCGATTGAACACAGACAAGTTAGGTGCTTTACCAAGCCATACATTTCTAGGTCTGGAATTAATAGTTGGAGATCCGAAGCGAATAAATCCAACTACAGTTTGAGTTTTCTTTTCAAATACCATCCAACGCAACTCTCTGCCAGGAATGTTACTCTCATTGTTATGAGAAGACACTGCTGCCAAAAGATTGCGATAGTGTTCTTGAGGCACTGAATTAGGAAAACGATTGCCAACGAACTTGATGTCAAATTCCATCTCCTCAGGATGGATATCCACATTGAAAAACTCATCCTGCAAAGGAGTGAGTTGACTAGTTTGAGTGACTAGTTCTTTTTTTACATAACGAAGGTAGTCTTCAATGGACGTGAAGTTCTCAAAGTAATTGATAAACTCATCAGCAGCCCATGAAGCATCAAGTTCAGATACAATCACAGAAAACCCCCATAATTGTCTTCACCCCTGTGAAGCAAAACTCCATCAACTTTATTAAGCAACTCTTGTATACCACCATGCAGGACACGATATCCGGTGCCAACATAAAGTTGTCCCAGAACAACTGCTATTGTAGCAGTTCCCCAGAAAATATAATAGAATCTGGATTTGACTTGATTACGTTGTTTCTCTTTCATTCCTCTTCATCCACTCTTTCAAATTCTTCAATCATATTTACTGGCACACTGTGCTTGTTAGCAATACGATACCAGTGAGTTCCTTCTCCAGGTCCAAGGTATTTAATCTCCGTTTCCGGAATATTATGTTCCCTTATTGCGGCTTGCATTTTGAGATGCATAAGATCTTCTCTCTTCATTTGAATTCACACTCCACCATAATTTCAGTAAGACAAGCAAGCATGTTTATTTCTTGATCTGCCACAAATGCCATTTGATACTGATACTTAGCGAGAGTAAGCACAGCAGCAGGAATACTACTCGGAACCATGGAATCATAACAAGCATCGTAAATACGACGCAGTAGGACAGAAGTATCATTGTCCAGGTTATTGACGACCCATTTACGTACTTCGGGAAAATCTTTCTCTTTAAGTTTTTTAACCAAGTCATTTACTTTTACATCCGAGAAATGTGCAAGAATGCCAGAGTCAATTTTACCACTTGCAGAATAGCGTTGGCACTCATTAAGAACACGTCGCCAATCTGGGAAGTGCTTATTGATCAGTTCTACCAAGACCTTGTGATCAGATTCAACACCTTCTGTAGCCAAGATTTCTTGGAGGCGTTTGAAGAACTGTGCTGCGAGTTGGGGTTTGCTTTTGGAATTGGTGGAAAAGTCAATACACGCGCACCTGGAGTGAAGTGGCTCGACCAATCGGTTTTTGAAGTTGCAGGTGAAGATGAATCTGCAGTTGCCACTAAACTCCTCAATAAACGCCCGTAGGAGGAGTTGTACGTCGTTCGTTGTGTTATCTG